TGGGTTGACTTCGTATGGGAATACTTGGAATGGGATACGGGCGGGTGTAAACGGGTTTAGCACACAGCGTAGCACCATTGTGCCACAAACCCAGATGTTTACCTGCAGTTCGTCGAACTCTGACATTTCGCCAGCTTCGGGTAACCCAGCCTCATAGGCCATCTTTGAATCGAGAACACCCCAATATTCTAGGACTTCGTAGCGATTACCTTGATAGTACGGCTCCGTTTCGTCTTCACGAATGGTGTCTTCGTAATATTTATCTTCGTAGTTTGGGCCTTTAGCGAGGCACTCTTCGATAGCCATTGCATCAAAGTGCGGACGCTTGATAAGAGCACGAAGCTGTTGACGGTTCATGCGGTGACGCTGAATAACATATTCGCAGTCATCTATGTTTGTGGCAGACGGGTCAGGATGGAAATCCCAAACCGATACCATCTCAATCCGTGGAACGGTCTTCTCGTATGGGTTGTAGCTACGGCTACCATCTTCATCGCGTTCCCATTTATGGACACGCTTGTAAAAATTAAATGGCCCCTTTACAATCCCTGTACCTAAAAGGCAAGATTCGAACACTGAGTTACGCATCACATTGACTGCGTTAGTGTCCGTAAGCTGGTCGTGGATAGTCTTCTCCATACGCAAAGCAGCCTTTTGGGCAGGGCTAATCTGTGGTTCGCCCATCTTTGCTGGTCCGGGTGCAAGAGGCAGATTGCCCATTTCCCGTTCCAAGCCACCCAGAAAATGCCCGCTTGGCTTGGCCTGTAAGGCTCCCGGTGCTAGTTCGCGTCCGTCACCTGCAAACCCGTAGGGGTCTTCTTGCATCTGGTCAAGTGGCGTTTGCATGTGTGCGAACTCTGCAATACCCTCTGGTACGGGAGTTGGTTCGACAACAATCGGGAACTTCTTGTTCGCGAACAGGATGTCTATGATTTGACCGAACGCCGCAAGAACCTTAGTTTTGGTTATGCGAACAAATACCTTTGACCGTTCTGAATCGCGGTATTGTGTGGTCGAATCGTAGATGCCCCGAAAGTTCTTGTAGGCTTGGAGCCACCGCTGTTCGTGGGCATAACGCCCGTTTTCAGCATCTTCGAACTTCGATTGCACATACGCCGCAAGACCCGGCATCTGTTCTTCTGGTGCGTGAACAGCTACTGTGGTGTCATCTGCGGGTTGGAGAAAATTATCTTCTGACATCTGATTTTAGTAGTCGCGTTCTTCAGCCATTTTCATTACTGAAGGGTCAACTGCCGCTTTAGTCATCTTCTTCGGCATGTCTTCAGTCAGAACGCCCTGCTTTGCCATTGTATCGAACTCAAGACCTTCACGGTACAGCTTTGCTGCGCCACCTTGGTCATCGACAGAAGTTTTGTCAGAGTTCATAATGTAAGCGGTGCCCATATCTTTCATGGTCCGTCTCCTTATCTAGATAAAAAGCCTTGTTGTTCAGCAGGGGCGGCTTCAGGAACCCTACTAGCTTCGGGAACAAATCCCGCATCTTCTGTGGCAATACGTGCCATACGGTCTTCATCGGTTTCCTCGACTTCAGGAGCCGGGATAAAATCTGTGCGCTGGGGCGGCATTTCTGATAGTTCAGGGCCAGCCGTAGCTGTTGGTGTCATAATCATCGGAACGGCTGCAGCGGGACCGGAAGCTAGTCCAACTCCTTTTGCGCCTAGTTCCATACCTGCTTCAAGAGCAAAAGCGGCAGGGTCTTCTATTGCTTGGCGAACTGTTTCAACAGCCAACGCCCCACCAACTACTTTAAGAGTCTTTTTACCAAAGTTCTTTACAAAGCTATCAAAGTCGATATTGTTCCGTTCAAAAAAGCTTTTTGTGTCGGTTGACAAATCGTCGAAAGTCTTTGGTTCTGGGGATGCGCTGGTAGGTTTGGCAGGGGTTATTGGGGCTGCTGCCTCCGGTCTAATCACTTCTGTTTTAGGGGCAGGTTCTACATACCGTGCTTCTAAGTCCCCCACTTTTATGGGGGCATCTTTAGGTTCAAAAACAGGACTGAGTTGTGGTCCTGTAAAATCTGTAGCAAATGAGATTCGTTGACCTTCAGGTGGTTGCATACGTTCCGGCAACTCATCGGTACGAGCCTCAAACAGCCACGAATCTATAGTGTCAGGGACTGTTGTGGCTGCTTTACTATAAAAGCCGGGACTAGGAGAATAGTATTCCTTTACAGCACCGCCGCCTTTAGTAACCGCACCTACAGCACGACCTTGCGCCGCACCAACTCTATTTCCTTCGCCGGGGAACTCGTTAAGAGCCAGTGTAACCCACATACGTCTAGCATCATATGCCTCTTGCAGTGCATCCAGTTTTTGACCCGTAAGTTCATCTGTCATAATACCCGGAACTTTAATCTGCTTTATAACCCGCGTCATTTCACCTTTACCAATAGGTGAACCATCAGGGTTTACGAACAGGTTTCGGTCATTAGCAGGGCTTACCGCCAATGCTTGTTGCATAATATTATATGTACGAGGCCCGACAGCTATGTTCAAGTTCTCGTCCATCTTAACGCCGGGAGTATCGGTATCTAGGAAGAATCCCCACGAAGCACTCCGCTTTTCGGGTGGGCGAAGAGCACTAGCAGGGGCATTCATAATCTCGCCCGGACGTAATCCCATGTGCATCTGGGCTTCTAATGCCTTTACGATACCTATGTCTTGAGGATTCTTTTTACCGTACTCATCTAGCTTAACAAGCCATTCCCCAAGTAGTCCGGGGTTATAGCTGTAGCGACGTGCTTTTGCTTTAGGCTTATCAGGACGTGTAACCCTGTCAGTAGCCATAGGCATACCTTCAGGATATAGTTCAGAAAGTGCTCCAGCTTTTTTAAGCTGGTCGTTGATAGTAAATTCTATCGCACCAATTTGTGAATAAATACTTCTACGAGCGTTTACCTTTTCATTCTTTTCGTAGGCTTGAATAAGAGGGTTCGCTTCATCATCTGAAAATGTCTCAACAAAATCTACGGCAGGGCGGTCTAGATAATCTTTGAAAATAGGCGCAAATTGGGTTTTACCTGTGAACGCACCCTTAAAACTTTTAGCACCATCTTGAGTTAAGGTATCAGCATACGCCTCTACAATCTGACGCAGCGTAGTTGTTCGCGGGTCTAAAGACTGGTCCAGCGATTTATAGGTCGCGCCTTTTTGTAGATTCTGTGCCATCAGTATCCGAAGGTATTATCGAAAGGTTGGAATGCTTGTTCTTTTATCCCTTGAAGGGTCTTGTGTATTGATTGGTAACCAGAGGTTCGTGTCATAACCATATACCGCAACGCATCGTAGGCATGGTCCTCTGCCTTTGTGTCTACATCTTCACTATTGGTTTTGGAGAGAGGTATGCCCGATAGCTGTGCAGTGATATGCTTACAGTTGGAGAATATCCTAAGACGTGGTTCGTTTGTGTAGGGGTCGTCAGCAAGCCGCCTGTGTATTTCCATTTTACCTTGAAGACGGTTGCGGTCTGAGGGAGTCCACCTAACGCCAGCCCTCATCATAGTCTCCGCTATAGAAGGGCCGAAGCCTGTCCTGTTCCAGCAAGAAGAGTCTAGAACTGTGTAGTGTGGAAGTGGGTCTAACTCTTCTGCTTCTAATATTTTATCAGCTAGTTGCTCTGCTGTCAAGTGTTTTACGTAAAGTTCGCGATAAACCCAGATATTATTATCCCAGTCAATAGCCCCCCAAAGAACGCAGGACGGGCTAGAGTACCCGTAGTCCGCTGCTCTAATGCGAGGCCAATTGGTAGGTAAATCGAAAGGTTCGACAACGTGACGTATCCTTGAAAATTCGGGGAAGGCCGCTCCCTCTGCCACATCCCAATCACCTTCTAGAAGCCGTCTACGCTCGACTTCGGGGAGCGACCTCAACATGGCCTCGTATTGACCATCTGCCATGAGGTAGGGATTGTCAGTCAGCCGTGCCGGAACAAACTTGCGGTAGAACAGCGGCTGACCTGCTTTTGGATGATTCTCAGGCCAGACAAACGCACGACCAGTCTCTGGGTCGTACGCTGGAAACGGTTTGTTTTCTTCGTGGCGGTCAATGTACATTTTCTTGACCCACCAGCCGCCGACACCACCGGGGTTGGCTGTGCAGCGCATATTTAGATTCTGTTGTAGTTCAGGGTCAGTAGAGCGAAGACGGGAACGAAGGTAGTCCCAGACATAGCTGCTGGGATATTGGGTTATTTCGTCTACACCAATCCAGTTAAATGCCTGACCTTGGAAACGGGTTACATCTTTATCTCTGTCGAGATAGGTGAACCACATGGTTGCACCAGATGGAAAGACCCAAGTTGATTTTGATTCGCGGAAGGTTGCACCGGGAAACGCCTTGGGGTATAGTTGCTTGGACTTGTCAATCAGTTCGGTTAGTTCGTCGAGCGTACGACGTAGAAGCAAACCTCTATGATTGGGATTGTGGCAATAGCGTAAGGGGTCAGCAAGTAAAGCAAACGACTTGCCGCCGCCAGCCGCTCCGCCGTACAAAACGTCTTGTTCACTAGCGGACAAGAACTCTTCTTGAGGGCCTTGATTGGGTTTGAAT